CGCCTGTACGCGACGACGAACCCCGACTCCCCGCGGCACTGGCTCAAGACTGGATACCTCGACCGCGCCGGCGAGCTGAACCTCAGGGCGTGGCACTTCCGCCTCGCCGACAACCCGTCACTCTCGCCCGAGTACGTCGCCGACCTCTCCGCCGAGTACGTCGGACTATGGCGCCGCCGCATGATCGATGGGGCGTGGGTAGTCGCCGAGGGCGCCGTCTACGACATGTGGGACGAGTCCCGCCACGTCGTGACCGCACTGCCCGAGCAGCACCGCTACTGGCTCGGAGTCGACTACGGCACCACCAACGCCACGTCCGCGATCCTGCTCGGCGAGGGCGTCGACAACCGCCTGTACGTGTGCGCCGAGTGGCGCCACGACTCCCGCGCCGTCCACCGGCAGATGACCGATGCGCAGTACTCCGCAGCGATACGGGCATGGCTCGCCGCATGGCAGCACCCGAACAGCAGCAGCCCGCCCGGCATCACCCCCGAGTGGACGTTCATCGACCCGTCCGCCGCATCGTTCAGCACCCAGCTTTGGCACGACGGACACCCGAATCTCGCCCGCGCCAACAACGAGGTACGCGACGGCATCCGATCCGTGGCCGCCGCCCTCGCCGCCGGCCGCCTACTCGTCCACGAATCGTGTACGGGCCTGCTCTCCGAACTACCCGGCTATTCCTGGGACCCGAAAGCGACCGAGCGCGGCGAGGACGCCCCGCTAAAGGTCGACGACCACTCCTGTGACGCGCTCCGGTACGCCGTCCATTCCACGGCGCACGAGTGGCGCCACCTACTCACCGCGCCGAAGGAGGCGACCGACGAATGAGTCTGCCCGAGAACGGCGCAGCATGGCCGCCCCCGCACATGGCCCACGCCTACCGCGAGATGCGCCTCGACGATGCTTGGTACGCCGGCGACTCCCGCCGCCTCGCCCGCCTGTACCGGCCCACGACCACCACGCCCCGCGCCAAGCCCGGTTTCTGGGGGCGCCACCGCGTCGAGGACCAGCTCAGCCCCGGACCGCACGAGCGCCGCCTACACGTCCCGCTCCCCGGTGACATCGCCTCAACGTCCGCCGACCTGCTCTTTGCGGACATGCCGACGATCACCATCCCGGACGCCGCCACGGACAAGGCGACCGCCGACAGACTCGCCGCCCTGCTCGACGCGACGCGGATGCATCACATCCTGTTGTCGGCCGCCGAGCAGGCCGCCGCCCTCTCCGGTATCTACCTCGCGATCACGTGGGACAAGGCCGTATCCCCGGACCGGCCGATCATCTACGCCATCCAGCCCGACAACGCCATCCCCGAGTTCCGGTTCGGCATGCTCCGCGCCGTCAACTTTTGGGAGCAGCTCGACAGCGACGACCAAACCGTGTGGCGACGCATCGAACGGCACGAGCCGGGCCGCATCGTCCACGCCCTGTACGAGGGCACCACGGACAGCATCGGCCGCGCCGTGCCGCTCACCGAGCACCCGGCAACCCGCGATCTAGTCGACAGTCTCAGCGCCGACGGAGTCAGCATCGACACGGGTATCCCCGTACTCACCGCCGTCTACGTGCCGAACATGCTGCCCAACCGGCTGCACCGCAACTCGCCGATGGGACGCAGCGACTACGCCGCGCCCCTTCACGGCCTGTTCGCCGCCCTCGACGAGACATGGACGTCATGGATGCGAGACGTACGCCTCGCCCGCGGCCGGCTGATCGTCCCTGACGCCTACCTTCAGAACCTCGGCCCCGGCAAGGGCGCCATGTTCGACGAGGACCGCGACATCTGGGCAGGACTGAAGATCCCGCCGACCGAGCAGGGCACAGGAATCACCCTCGCCCAGTTCGACATACGGGTCGACGAACACCAGCGGACGGCCGAGGCGATCACCCGCGAGGCCGCCCAGTCCGCCGGATACTCCGCGCAGACGTTCGGCCTCGACGGGGGCGGACAGCCCATCACGGCCACCGAATCCGACTCCCGCGACCAACGATCCATGGTCACCCGGAAGAAGAAGGCCGGATATTGGCGGGGCGCCCTCGCCGACTTCCTGCACGCCCTGTTGCTCCTCGACGCAAAGCAGTTCGGGAGCCGGATCACACCGGCCCGCCCGACCGTCGAGTTCGGCGACGGTGTGGCCGAGTCGGAGCAGCAGACCGCAACGACCCTCGACCTACTCAACCGCGCCGGCGCTGTATCCGCGGCGACCAAGGTCAAGATCCTGCACCCCGAATGGGACGACACCGCCGTTAAGGCCGAGGTCGCGGCGATCCTCGCGGAGACCGGGGCCGCCGCACCGGACCCCGTGGGCAACTTCCCGATGTAACCGAGGGGGGCGTGCCGTGGCGATCCATCCGGGCATGGTCGAGGACCTCGCCGGGCGTACCCGCGATCTGTACGCGCAGACCGAGGAGCGCCTACTCGGCATCATCGCCCGACAGTTGGCCGACGGCCTCGACGCCCCAGGGTGGGTCGAGCGGAAACTCGCCGCCGTGCAGCGGGTACGCCGCGCGTCCGGGGCCGTCGTCGACGAGCTCGGCAAGGCCACGTCGTTGGAAGTGTTCGACGCCGTGGCCGAGGCGTACAACACCGGGCACCGCGCCGCCGTCGCCGAGCTCGGCGTCCTCGACCCCCACGGAGTGCGCCACCTCGACGACGTGTTGCCGAACGCGCAGGCAGTCGACCGCCTCGCCGCCGAAACCGTCGACCTACTCACCGAGCGGCACCGCAGCATTCTGCGCGCCGTCGACGACGGATACCGCGCCATCGTCGCCGAGGTGACCGCCACGCCCCTACTCGGCACCGGCACCCGCCGCCAGGCCACCCAAGACGCCATGACGCGTTTCGCGGACCGCGGCATCAGCAGTTTCACCGACCGCGCCGGCCGCCGTTGGCAGCTCACCTCTTACGCGGAAATGGCCGTCCGTACGTCCGTGGGGCGTGCGGCGACCGAGGCGCACATGCGCACCCTCGGAGACGCGGGCGTAGACCTGGTGATCGTGTCCAACGCCCCGCGCGAGTGCCCGCTCTGCCGCCCGTGGGAAGGGAAGATCCTCTCGATTGGCGGGGGCGGGGCGCGCACGGTCGAGGTCGAGCACGCCATCGACGACGGCCGCATGATCCGCGTGGACGTCGCCGGAAGCCTCGACGAGGCCCGCCGCTCAGGGTTGCAGCACCCCAACTGCCGTCACTCCGTGTCCGCGTACACGCCCGGTATCACCCGCGCCGACCAGGCCGAGCCGGACCCGGAAGGGTACGAGGCAGGACAGCGGCAACGCGCCATCGAGCGGAACATCCGCAAGCACAAGAACCGCGCCGCCGCAGCCGTCACCCCCGAAGCCAAGCAGGCCGCGAACGCCAAGGTGCGCCAGTGGCAAGGCGCCATGCGCGACCACCTGAACGCGCACCCCGACTTGCGCCGCAACCCCAAGCGCGAGCAGCCCGGAGCATCGAACCTTCCCGCACCAGCCCGCACGATCCCCGACGAGGCGCAGCAGGCCGCACGCATCCGTTCCGGCGACCACCTCACCCCGAGCGAGATGAGCGACGACCAGCTCAGCGCCGCGATGCGGCACGGCGAGTTGACCGAACGCGACCGCGCCCGCATCGAGACCGAGGCGGACCGCCGCGACCGACAGGCCCTGTTGGACCGCGCCGCCCCGGGCGGACGGCTCACAGACGACATGCTCGGACTGTCGGACGACGAGCTCGGCCGCGTGTTCGGCGACCTCGACGACCGCGACGCACTGCGCGTCATGTCCGAGCTGGACCGCCGCGACCGCGCCGGACAACTCCCCGGCGTACGCCGCGACCTTGTGGGCCTTTCAGACGACGAGCTCGCCACCCGCTACCGCAACGCACCCAACGACCATGCAGGACTCGCCGAGGAGGCCGCACGCCGCGACCTGCTCGCCGAGCACTTCCCCGGCGGACAGCTCGCCGCCGACCTCACCCAGACGTCAGACGACGCGCTCGGGTGGTGCATGCAGTACGCCGACAGCGGCGAAATCCTCCGCATCGCCGACGAGATGGACCGCCGCGACGCCGTGGCCATGCCCGCGCCCGCGGCGACCGGTGACGCCGTCCTCGACCTGCTCGCCGACCGGAACGCCCTCGCCGAGGCGATGGACCCCGCCCCCGATCCGGACGGGTGGGGCGCCCTCGCCGACGATGCCGCATTCGCCACCCAGTTGGCCGAGGCGGTCGCCCGTCAGTCCGCCCGCGATGCCGCCAT